GTCATCTGTATACTTACCATATTCAAATGCTCTTTGTGTGCCTTGCATTTCTTTGATAGTTATATCATTACCATGTATAATATCTTCGCCGGGTTCTAATGAATTGAACGCATCGACAATTTCGTTAATCTTGTCTGGGCCATAAGGCATATCGGGTAAACCAGCAGATATATCAAAACGGCTAGTGGCATACTTATTAAGAGCAGCACCGATATCCCGCTCTGCATAATCTTTGAGGTCAACCAAGTATAAAACTGGATGAATATCGCTAAGACCGTAAGCATAATCATCGAAAGGGTTGTTTCTATATGCAATAATTTCTTGTTCTTCAAATCTAACATTCTCTTTGTCGTCTCCCACGTCTTGATAATAGTACATAATTTGACCATTCTCATTTCTCTGTATGTACATGTTCTGAGATGACCTTAGAACTAAATTATCTCCAGTATACTCTAGATAAGAAGTTCCAAATATTCTACCATTACGTAACCAAGAATATATCAACTGGTCGATATTTACTTCATCAAAAAAATTGGTGATAACCTCGCGCTCTGCGTCATCATCAGTTACGATGTCGTAACCGTCCTTCGCCGCATATATGCAGGGTAAATCAATCAGAGTCCTGATTATAGGGTCAGAAAGATACACATTCATGTACGTTCTTGCATCCCCAATCTGTGGCTCTTTGTTTGCTCCGCCTCCGTAACCTCCCATTCCACTGTCATTTTGAAGCTTTATACGTTTAATAACGCCAGCTCCAAAGGAACGTGGACTGTTCTCACTAAATGGTGGATTTTCTCCTACTGTTGCGAATTCTCTTCTTCTGCCGAAAGGCAGATAATCACGTAGAGGCATGGCTATCAAATACTAGTAGACGGGGTGAGTATATAAAGCTTTCGCCGAAAACTACTTAAATACCTCCGGGCGAATGCTTATTTAGAGAACTTTGACCTCTTCTTGACGTAAATACGCCTTGCCCTGTCCATCCAGTACCACTTTGTTGTACATTTCTTTTAGTTGGCATAGAAACTGCTGCAAAATTACCTGAAATAGGTAACATTGACAACGCTCCGTGCAACGCTATAGCTGTACTATCACAATAATCGTCATGCTTACCGTTAGGAGCACTTATTTTCTCTGTTTTATTAGCAGCATCCATTGTATACTCTAAATCCACATGTTCTCTATACCACTTATTTACCAGTTTTGCTTGGTCAGCTGGTAACTCTTTTGGGTCTGGTACTATAACTTGATTTTTCTGTAGGTACGACACCATGTCTCTGTAGACTTGGGTTTTAGTACCTTTCGCTCCACCTGTAAAAATAAATGGTATAAACTGTATACCACTCTCTATACACGCCAATCTTATATCTTGTTCAATCGCTCCACCCATACCCGTCGCATCAATAATAAGCCTATCGGCACCAAAGCCCCTAGTAACATCCATAATGCGTTCTCGTTGGTATGGTATATCATGCCCACCTGTTCTTGGACTAATTTCTTCCAAATAAACAAGTCTTGCAACATTCTGTGAAGTTGATTTTTGACAAGTCCAAACACTAATAACAGTGCTATTAACGGATTTACCAATATCCACACCCACAGTACAATTATCAATTTTCGTTCCGAACTCGTGAAATCCAAGTCCGGGTCTGAAAGTTGCTCGTAATAATTCCGAATTGAAGATATTAGACGACGACTCAACGAAATCACATTCATATTCTGTCCTCCAATATATTGAATCTTCTCCCCATTCCATCATTTTGGTTAACATATCTTCTTCAGTATAAGGTGGGTCATATGCCCTACCTCTCTTCACAGCATCTCTCCACGTATAATGTAATCTTGTAAAAGAATCTGCATAAGATTCATCGTACAAATATCTAAACATGTGGTTTTCTTTTGATTTTGGAGTCCCTAAGTTAATAAATGGCGCTGTGTTAGATATAATCGATGGTTCTACATTGTCTATAAATAACTTATCATCTATTAACGGACTCTCATCCACTATTAAAAAAGTTGGGTGTTGTCCACGTATAGCTTGTCCCTGATTAGATGCAGCTATTGGGGCTCTACGTAGCACTGTACCACCCTTCATTGTGATATTAGGTTTGTTATGGAAACGGTAATGCTTAACTAAGCCTTCTAAAAAAGCATTGTCAGCAAAATGTCGATAACAATAATTAAAAATTAAGCTTGCTTGGTCTTCACTAGGAGCCAAAACAAATATTAAATCTCTGAATCTCTTAAAAAACATGTAGACAACTACAGCTACCGAGAGAGCGTAAGATTTGCCTGAGCCACGTGGAGCCAATATTGCTACTTTACGATGTCTTTCTGGGTCTCCGTTAGGATATGTCAGAGATTCTACAACAATATCCTCTTGCATAGGTCTTAGTTTTAGTGGCCTACGCTTATTATCTATCAAGTAGCATTCACAAAAAGCACGGACTAACAAAGTCATCTTCTTTTTGTCAGTCCTACACTTTTCAAATATACTTTCTAAAGCAATAGAATCATGAGCTGCTATACCGCTAATCGCTGCGTTTAGTTTCTTCTGCTCGTTCTTTATCGTCGTCATCCATCAACCCTTCCAATATATTGCTAAAACTTTCTGTATTCTTTTCTACTATAGTTGGCACTTCTATATTAAGAGCGCGAAACTCAGTATGGATATCACGTACAATCGAGTTTCTTTGTCGCAAGAGCTCTGTTCTCGCGTCAACATCCCGAATAGATACAAGAATTTCTTCCCACAACAAGTCTTCAAGCGCGAGATTGCGGGCAAGAAGTCGTACGAGTTCTTTATGTCGCTCATATTCTCCTTCACCCACTCTCTCTCTTAAACGCTCTTCGTATCCCTTAACGTCCATTACTTCTGTTCGTCAAGTGCGGCCTTAACTTTGGATTTGACTAGACTAGATAGTTCATCATCCTTTTCGTCCCAAGCTGTCATCAATACGTTTTTGACTAAAGAGTCTTTGACGTGCATCTGTGCTTGTTCATCCAATTTTTCATAGACCTTCATTTGAGCTTTTGTTAGATTTTTATCTAGAAGTCCCATTAATTCTTCTTCGTTGTTTTTCAAGTATTTGAAAACTAAAGCTTTTACCGCAGGAACTGTGTATGCTATATACCCAGCGGCTGCTAAAAGCAAAGCAACTAAAGCCATTAATAATGGTTCGTCCATCAAAGTATCTAGTAAGCCTGATTCTTCTACAGTGTCAATAATAGCAGTAAGGTTTCCCTCAGTTGTCTCATTATTTTCAGCTGTTTGATTTGATGTTTCGTTTGCCATAGGTTTTCACCTAATCCTTATAACTCATGGGAGTATATAAAGGTTTCGTTGTGTGGCCCATAAGACGCATATTGCGTAAATAAATCCTGTGGGTTCGTGGTCTGTTGAGCCACAATATATTATAATGGGCCTGAGTATATAAAGTTTACTGTGGTAACTTGTAATTTACAGTCAGGACATTCCCAAATAACTTTTTCTATATCACTATAAACTTTCTGCATATCTCTAGCGAGATAAAAATTCTTCTGATAACATATTTTACATTTCATATTTATAGAGGACTACAAGTATAACAGCGTACTTTGCCGTTATACAAGTAACCTATTGTCCTCTTGCCGCATATATAACATTTCATGTTTATGCGTCTATAATCAAGGCGTATTGAAATTTATTACCAACTTTGTGTATCTCTAACAAACGTATAGTCTTGCTATCGTCAATTGAATCTAGTTTAGCTTCAACTAAAGCTAGACATGCTGCTAGGTCCTCTGCTTGTTCTGTAAAATCACTTACATCGTAATTTGCCATTTATTCCTCCTTATTTCTTCTTGCCTTTGACTACAGGCGTTTCTAACCCGTGTTCGTGTGCTTGTTGAGTAGATTCAATTTGCTGTGCTTGCCTTTGTGCAGCATCATTATAATCAATGACTGCTTGTGCTTTGATTTTATAAAATGCCGTTTTTTCTGCTTGTTCTTGTTTCCAGACATCCAGAGCGTCTTTGATAATCAGAAGGGCTGGCCCTCCTAGAATAGCTATCAATGTCGTATATCCTTCAATTTGTTCAAGAACTGCTGAATCTTGCAATCCGTGAAAAATCACATATCCTGCAAAACCAACCCAGAGTAAAACTAAAGGTACAGCTATCATAAACATAAAAATGTCGTTGAATGTAACTCCTTCTCTTGCTTCTTTACTCACTATCTCGTCCCTCCTTACTTTTTGTTTCTTTTCTGGAATCTTTATCTTCGGTATCTTGATACCTGATAACATATTCCATATCATTGTAATCATGAATATAATAAATGCTGTAGCTGCTGCTGCTAATAAAGCTATCACTAAAAGCAAAAGTATATTCGTGGCTGTGTCTATCACTCATCGTCACCTTCCAAGACTATATCTTCAATCATAAACCATGAGACAAACTCGTATACACCATCTCTATTCCAATCTGCGAATAGATTAACGTATATAGTGTACCAACCAGTATATGGTTCTGTAAAGTATTCTACACCTGAGTGTAATTCATACTCGTTGGCTTCCCATCCTGTTACGTTGAAGTAGTTGTCATTCCACATATATCCATTGTAAACTGTTTCATTGTCTTCTACTTTCATATGACCTACATCATAACCAATCATTATTGGTAGTGTGTCTTGGTCGCAATTAGTATCCACGTCAACAGTAATATTCAATGAGTTATATTCTCTTGAATAGTTACCGAATTCCATACCATCATAAAAATAAGTTTCATTAGCTGTGCAATCATATTCTTCATATTCACAGCTGCCATCATCTTCTTCTGCCCTTTCGTTGTAGTTTGAGGCGTCTTCATCCATGCATCCATAAATCGTATCATCTTCTTCGGTTTGATTTCCTGTACCGTTATCAACAGGACCACCTAAGAACTGACATCTGCCATTATCGTGTGTGGCTTGTGAATTATAATTGGTTGCTTCAGGATTAGTACATCCGTACACAACAGGAGGAGGGAATACACAACTACCATTATCAAAAGTAGCGTCCTTTTTATAGTTGATAGCTGAAACGTCCATGCATCCACCCTTTGACACAGGCTCTTCCTCTCCTCCGAAAATGTCACCGATGGAACTCAAGTCTCCACCACCACCAAAAAAAGCTAGTATCAAAACAGTAAGTATAGACCCAAGTTTTTTACCTAATTGAGTCTCACCTAGTTTATCTCCTGCCTTCCCAATCGTTTCGAACAGGCCTTCTTCTTCCTCTGGTTTCCTTTTGGGGCTATCTCCTAAGCCTAAAGCTTCTCGTTCCTCGTCAGAAATAACAGAGATGCCACCATAATCATCACGCGACATGGATATAACTAGTACACGACGCTAGTATATAAAGCTTTCGCTGAACATACCTATATACCAACCTAATTGAAGCGTATAAATACGAACATAGGTGTATACGTCTAAGGTGTAGGGCTGGTCTATCCAAAATATGTCATCAGTCTGCATATCTTAGCGCCAGCCAAAACGCAGCAGACATCAAAGTTAGCCCTAGAATCGCTGCTAATGCTTGAACCATTGGTCCATCTACAGTCATTTCTTCTCCTCCTCTTCTGGTTGTGGCAGATATTTTGCAATATCATCCTCTGAAAGTGTTGAATTGATAGCTTTTGGATACTTTTTTCTACCCTTGTATGGACCTTTTGGCTTCCATTTAGGTATTTCTGCATCACATGGACCTCCTTTGCTAGTGTGGAATGAACACCACTTACAAAGATTCTGTGGAGTTTGCTCCCAATCCTCCATTTCTTGCTTTTCTTTTATCAAATCGTGTATATCCATGATGATTTGCTTAGCTTCATCCAAAACTTCTTGATTTACCTTGACATAAAATGTGTCATCGAAACGTAAATACGAAACGCCAACGAATTTTGGCATCTCTCCGACCTCTAATGTGTACAAAAACGCGTAAATAATCAGTTGTACGTAGTAATCATCAGGTAAATATGGTCCATATCGCTTTGAAGTCTTGTAATCCAGCAGTGTAGTACCACCATCAAAGTCAGAACAGACTGCATCTACAATACCAATCACGTTATATTTCTGCGATTTAACCCATTTTTCTGCATATTTAGGTGCTACAGAGTTCCAAGCTTGGTATTTTGACTTGTAAATCTTCCAATCTACCATTTCATTTAGCTTTTTATCGACTGCAACCACAAAATTTACCAGAATATCATGTGTTTCTACTCTCATCGCTTCTATTTCTTCTGCAGTATGTACATCCCAAAGCCATTTATGTTTTTCAATCTTGTCTTTCCAACCTATTTCGAACTGTTCCAACATCCATTCATGCGGGTTCCCCGTTTCCCATGCCTTGAAACTTCTAAATTTTGTCTTGAAAAGGTCTTCAAGGATGGCGTGTACTAGCGTACCACGAAAAAGATGAATAGTTTTCTGCTCTGGCAGCTTCTCAATGTACTTGTAGTAGAACTCTCGCTGACATTTTCTAAACGTATTTATCTTCGAAGGCGATAATCGCATTGAAGATGCTTCCCATTCGGACATTAACAGGTCACTCCGTTCATATCTAGCTTGATACTTTTCTTGATTCTGTCCTTTCGGGCTATCTTTAGTAAGATTAGGTATCCTATCAAGTCGTCAATGGTATCTGCTGTGTCAGCGTTTATACCACTGTTCATTATACGTGACATCTTGTCGTCGATACGAGCACAGATAGCCTCTTCGCTATTCAGTTTACTAAAAACCTGTATCGGTGTTAGCGCACTGTCTCCGTACTTTGAGTTCTTTTCTAGAAGGAGGTCGCGTATCATCTCGCACTCCTTCGCTATCTTTGTTGAAGTTTTCATGTATTACTAGGAAAGTGACTAGGGTATATAAAGGTTTGGGTCTTTTTCGGGCTGCATAGTAGCTCACTGGGCTCTACAAAGCAACTTGGCTCTACAAAACTCCCCCCCTTATCAGTAGAGCTCTGCCCTATGGAGCTCTTAGTGTTTGTTGCCAGCCATAGCCCGCCTAGTAGAGCCCTGATGCCTTGTAGAGATTTATTAGTATCTACATAGCACTGGCAACTACTAGTCTTAGTTGTCTTAGTATAGCTATACTATATTAAGAT